CTTAGAGACACAGGCTCCTGCGCTCTGGATCAGTAGATTCACAGCGGCATGTGGTGAGCGGGGCTTAAGGGTACGCCCATCCAGACCCGTCAAAGATCCTGTCTGCGCCACCCTGTTCTTCACTTTGTTTATCAGTCTTCGCATAGCAGGCCGCTCCCTAAATAGTCCATCGACGAGGGCTGCTGCCTTCCGCCCAGGAATGTCCAGCATCTTTGCAATCTTCCCAGAACTGGCACCATAGATGAGGGCGAAGAATGTGTTTTTTGCTGTCTGTCTATCGCAGCTCATCATATCAGCATTCATGCTGTGGATGTCACCACTAATAACTGAATCAGCAAACTCTCCATCATCGAACTTGGTCATGTAGTGCGCAAAGCATCTCACTTCCAAGCTCTTTGCATCACAACCAACAAGAAGATTGGGAGGCTCTGCCCTAAATAAAGCACGACACTCCTCCCCGAACGGAAGCCTGGAGCTTGGGACTTGCTGTAGGTTTGGGTTCACGCACGATGTTCTCCCTGAGTATGCTCCCAATGTGTGCAGCCTTGGGTGGATTCTTCCGCGTTCCTCAAGCAGTAGCCATGCCTTCTTACCTTCTGCAAGCATACCTGATATCTTCTGTATCCGATACAGTTCAGCAATCAACGCAGCCTCTGGTATCGCGTCGATGTGTGTTAGGATAGCCTCGTCAATCCTCACTTGTCCCGTTGGGGTCTTCGCTGTTGGTTCCCATCCTTTAGTAATCAGAAACTCAGCCACTTGTGGTCGAGACATTGGATTGAATTTGTGTTCCTTTACCCTTACTGGTCCTTCTGTTAGCTCCCTACGGATGGCGCTGGGGGCATCCTTCTTCTTATCATACAGCACTCCAGTTACAGGGTCTAACCAATACTGCGGAGTACGCATCTCTTCTATCTTTGGCGGAACAAGATCAACAATCAAAGAAAGTATCTCCTCCCTTCGCTTTCCTAGCCTACGATACAAGGCAACAGCGGCTGTGCTATCAAAGCCGATGCCATGATTCTCCATCTTGAAAGCAAGCTGTGCGAATTGTGTCTCCATGCGTACTGCTGTATCAGACATCTTCTTCTTCTTGAGCATTCCCCATAGCTGGTGCGTTACCCGAACATCCTGATTACAATACTCTGCCATATCTGGAGTGTACTCAGAGAAGTCTTCACAGTCCCCCTTAAACATCCCTAGCCTGTGCCCGAAAGCACGAAGAGAATAGCTGCCCCATTGTTGTTTGGGTATCTTTGTAGCGGCAGCATCCTTACGAATGATGTCCGGGTATGCCATCCGTGATAATAGATATGTGTCCCGTATAGCTACACCAGGATCAGGGGTGAACTCTAGATGCTTACTAAGCATTGGCATGTCATACCTAATTATGTTGTGTCCAATAAGGTTATGCGCATAACGCATACGCCTTAGTGCAACATCTAGCTGGTCAGGTCCATAGCATAACGGATCATCGCCATCCTCAGATATTGAGATGCAATGTATAACCTTAGCATCCTCCAGAAACCCATCGGCTTCTATGTCGAAGACGATATCCGTCATTTCATATCCTCAAACTCATCCTCTTCCTCTAGCTCATCCTCATGGTTGTGCAGTCTTCCAGTAGCAGGATGATACCTCAAGAACCCACTCGATCCTGTCTCACCACTATACCTATTCTTTAGGATTCTAATGTGCATGAGATTCTTCTCGTCTCCATCTGCTTGCTGACTACGCTCCAATGCAATCACAATGTCAGAAAGCTGTGCGATACCATGTGACCCACGAAGATGATTTAGAGATACTTGTCCCCCTTCTTCGTGTGGCCTCCCATCTGCACGGCGCAAGTGGGATACCAGGATCATTGCGCACCCTGTTTCTTCAACCAATGCGCGTAGCTTAGTCATTGTGGCATCAATAGCTGTGCGTTCCTGTGTCTCAGCGAACTCACTTACCACAATTGACAGGTGATCCAAGAAGATTAGCTTACAATCAAGAGCCTTGATTGCATAGCGTACCTTCGTTAGCAATCTATCACTCTGTAGCGATCCGAAGTGATCGAACAGCACAAGATTGCCATTGCCTACGCTTGCATCGTAAGCAAACTTAAGGGTCTCATCTGATATTGTCGTGAAGTTTTCCTCCAACTCATACAACGGCATTCCCAAGTGTAACGCCATGAAGTTTAGGGCAGTCTTTCTGACTGATTCCTCAAGTGCGAAGTACCCAATCCTCCAATCGTGCTGGGAAAACTGGTACGCAATCTCTCGGCACACCTGAGATTTACCCACGCCTGTTCCTGCTGTAAGCGTAACAAGTTCTCCGAGTCTGAGTCCTCTTGTCTTTGTTTGGAAGTTCACCCAGGGATACTGTATCGCAGTAACCTTGGGAACATCCTTAATCAGATCCCAAAGATCCTCACCCCGTACCAATCCTCCAGGAATGTACTCTCGCGCATTCCACACAGCGCGTTTCATCTCATCGGGATCGCCAGTAGTAAGAACCTCGTTAGCATCCTTCTTGGTAAGCACAGCTATGTATGCCTTGCCAGGAGGGAGTAAGATGGCGCACTCTTCTGCTGCTTTTCTTCCTGGTGCGTCCTGATCGAACATCAAAACAACACGATCAAATCCTACAAGCCATTCTAGGTTGCGCTTGAACACAGAGGGAGCAGCCGATGTACCATTCGGAATGGATACGGTGGGCCAGCGGCAGCCATGCGTTTCAGCATAGCTCATGGCATCAATCTCGCCCTCAGTAATTACGAGCATCTTTCCGCCCGTAAATTTTTGTTGCCCAAAAAAGGTTCCCGGCTGTGGACCGAGCCACATGAACTTCTTATTGGCATGTCGGATCTTTACTCCAGCAGGCGATCCATCAGGATTGAAGTATTGCGCAAAGTGCGCTGGTGATCCATTGTGTTTTCCAGATGAATACTCATAGAATGAGCATGTTGTCTTAGATATCTTCCTCTTTTGTAGGGCTGCATAATTACCATGCGGCGGTGGTGCTGTAGGTTCTTCTTGATCTTCGGACTGGTCCGCCTTTGTATATGTACTACAAGCAAAACAATACGCATGTCCGTCATCGTAGACGGAATTTGCATCGCTGCTTCCACACTTCTTACACGGGCTGTGCCTTACGAATGACGAGTCGGAACCCTTGATCCGCTCGTCTAGAAACTTTTTCTTGTCCAGGATTGAACTCCTTTATTACTTTGGGGTTATCGTCTTCTAGTATTCCACATTGCACAAGCGCATCACCGAGTAGTTTGAATGAACCACACGAGTTATCCCAATCCATCAGTCTGATTGTTCGTCGTGTGTAGTCCACTATAACTGGTCCCTCAATTCTACTGCACTTGTAGTTGTTCTGTATGTGCTCAACAAGCTGTGCCTGGAGCTTCTTCCTAACTGCCCAATGCATCCTCAATAAGCGATTGATGCCAGGAAGAATAAAGGTACTGTCTATTTCCATAATAGTGAGGGGACAGGGGTTGAGTCCTGCCCCCTCGATCCAAGTAACAAAAGAAAATATAGCCTGCTTATTTTACCGCATCAGGCCGCTGCGGGGTAGCGTATTCATCTACATAGTCTGGTAACTTCTGTATGATGTTCAGAAGATTAGCCAACTTCACAGACAGGATATCAGATGCATGTCCATGTTCAAGAACACAGGATTCAATCTCTTGCATCTTTTCCTGCAAGAAATTAGCCAGCGCAGCATCACGCTGCTCCTCTACTACTTCTATTAGATCATTCATAATAAGATGGCAGCTAGAAGTCTACAGAATCTGCTCCTGCTTCTGCAAGGGCATCGTCAGACTCAGAAGAATCACCAAAGTCTGAGAAATCACCGCTAGCTTCTCCAGCGATATACTTCTCAAGTTTGAGTACTTTCACGGCAGCCAACCGAAGCTGAATACCGAGACCGAGCATCGGAACATAATACGGACGGATGTATCCGCCCAATCTCACGATGGACCCGTTTCCTACTGCATAGTCTACAGTATCCCAGTCAATCTTTTCTCCATCCTGAAGATAAGTTGGGACGGGAGGTGTGGCAGGAAGTTTTCCTGCGGGAAAGAACGGCTTCTTCCAGCGCAACTCAATGTTGCCATCATCCGTAACTTTCCAAGGATCATACGGGCTCAACTTGAAGTTTGGTCCCTCGCAGATATCTGTCAGTTTCTCTCGCAATCCTACGCAGTCATCAATGATGGGCTGCGCCTCTTTTTGAGAGAGAATAATAGAAATCTGGTAGTTACCATTCTCATCATCTGCCCATTTTTTAGGGGATGAGAGCGAAGCCCACATAGCAGAACCAGGGTCCGTCTGAACCTTGATCTGATATTCTTTTGGATCGAACAGTTTATTTCCTTTCTTCATTTCATTTTAATATTGTTACAGCGAAAAGGTAAGCAGTACTAGGACCAATTGAAATAGTCCTAGGACTAATCAGAAA